GGAGATCTTGACGGAGTGATGGAGCTGCTGCCGCAGATCGAAGAGTGGGGAAAGGCTCAAGGAGCGGAGTTCGCTCGAGCCTCAGTCAGACCTGGTTACGAGCCGATCCTCAAGGCTCGAGGCTGGAAAAAGACAATGGTCGTCATGGAATATCACCCGAAGGGGGCAGACAATGGGCGGAAGTAGCCAACCGGCAACCACCACACAGGTCACAAAAACGGAGCTTCCGGCGTGGCTTGAAGGTACGACAAAAGAAAACATCGCCATTGCGGACACAATCTCAAAGCGTCCGTTTCAAACCTATGGCGGGCAGCTGACGGCAGGCTATGCGCCGGAGCAGATTGCGGCGATGGATTACGCGCAGCAAGGTGTTGGTATGACCACACCGCTGTATCAGACAGCTGCTATCGCCGCTAATCAGGCTGCCGGGTACAACCCGCAGCAGGTTGGCTTCAATTACACGCCAGACCAAGTGCAGGCTCAAAACTTCCTGCAGGGGAACATTGGCGCGTACATGAACCCGTACACAGCTAACGTCGAGAACGCCGCGCTGCAGCGCCTTGAAGGCGCAACGAAAATGGGCCTCAACCGGATCGGTGATCAGGCCAGGTCGGCTGGGGCGTTTGGTGGATCTCGCCAGGGTATTGCCGAAGGCACGGCGATCGGTGAAGCCGCTCGTTCTGCTGGTGAGCTGTCGGCCAATCTCCGCTCGCAGGCTTTTAATACTGGCGCCGCTCTTATGCAGACAGATCAACAGCGTGCGCTGCAAGCGCAACTTGCGAACCAGGGCGTCAACTTCCAAACGGCACAGCAGGGATTGCAAGCGCAACTTGCCAACCAGGCGGCAGGCCTTCAGGGCCAGCAGCTCGGTCTCAGTGCTGCGTCTCAACTGCAGAACATTGCCAGTGGCGCACAGCAGGCGAGGCAAATGGATGCTGCCACGCTCGAGAGCATTGGCGCTGCGAAGCAGTCGCAACAGCAGGCGCTGCTTGACGAGGCTTACAACCGCTGGCTCGAGGCTCGCAACTATCCGATCGAAATGCTCAACTTGCGTTTGGGCGCGACGACGGCGACGCCATACTCGATGACACAGACATCGACAGGAACGCGCACAGGTGGTGGATCCGGTAACAACTTCCTATCCGGTCTTGGCACCGCGGCATCTGTAGGCGCATCCCTGGCAACGATCGCGGGCGTGTTCTGATGACGGCCTGCCTTCAATTCTCCGGCGGCAAGGACAGTCTGGCCTGTCTCTATCTCATGCGTGAGCAGTGGCCGACTTTGACGGTCGCTTGGCTCAACACGGGCGCCGCCTATCCGGAGATGGAGGCCTACATGCAGATGTGGAAAAAGCGTCTGCCTGGGTTCGTCGAGGTCAAGTCAAATCAGCCGGAGCAGATCGCACAGTGCGGTTGGCCGGCTGATGTCGTGCCGATCAATAGCACGGCGATGGGGCAATCTGTCAGCGGAAACACTGGCCCGCTGATCCAGCCCTATCTCTCCTGCTGCATGGCAAACATCTGGATGCCGTTGCACCAGGCCATGATCGACATGGGCGTGACGACGATCATCCGCGGACAGCGCATCGAGGACGGGCGCAAGACGCCGGTTCGCAATGGCGACGTGCGCGACGGCATCACCTTCCTGATGCCGATCGAGAACTGGACGACGGAGCAGGTGTTTGACTATCTCGACGAGGTCGGCGCCGATCTTCCGCCTGGGTATGGATTGGGCGAGAAGACGGGCAGAGACTGTTGGGATTGCACGGCATACCTCGACGAGAACAAGCGGCGCATTGAAAACCTGTCGGAAGAGCGTAAAGCTGAAGTAAAGCGGCGCCTCGGTCTGATCGGTCAGGCAATCCGCAAACAATGGCATGAGGTGGTCTGATGGCTGACCCGAACTCAGTTGCTCAATACATCTGGCGTCGCGCTCGAGAGCTTGGTGTAAATCCCAACATGGCGCTTGGTATTGCGCGCTTTGAGGGTCTTAACCCAAATACGCTTGGATCTCCAACATACGGAAATCCAGACGCAAAAGGCTATTCGTTTGGGCCGTTTCAGCTGTACTCAGGATCTAGTGATCCTTCAAAAATTGCTCCTGGTGGGATGGCTTACGACTTTTTGCAAAAGTATGGGAAAGCTCCATCTCGAGACAACTGGCAGCAGCAAGTCGATTTTTCGCTTGAGACGATGAAATCTCGCGGCGTGTCACCGTGGCATGCCGTTCGTGATCAGGGTGGCGTTGAGGCAATCACGCAAAAGGGTGCGAAGTTTGCAAACAGTCTGGGGCTAAAGGACGACGGATCTTATGCGCCAACGCAGCAGGCTGCAGCTCCTGCAGCTGCAGATCCTGTCTATGCGAAGGATCTCGGAACGTCGATGCGTTGGATGGCGAACAAGGTTGCGCCAGACCTAGTTGACGCGCCGACGCCTTTGACGGCAGATGAAATCAAGACGCAGAACGCAGATCTCGCTCAATCCGCAGGCTACGCAAAAGCTGCCGGCGGTCTGCTTAATTTGGCGAAGCTCCTGCAGGAGAAGCCGGAACCAGAACCAGAAATGCAACCGATGCCGATGCCTGAGCGTCGTCGCGTCGCGTTCCGTCCGCTTGCACCGATGAGAGGGCTTCTCTGATGGTCGACTATAACCAGTATGTCGCAGATCTTTATCGTAACGAACTAGGACGAGATCCTGACCAGGAAGGCCTCAGTGCGTGGGTTGGAGCCTTGTCGTCTGGCGGTCTTACGCCGCAACAAGTTGCCGATCAGATCGAACGCTCGCAAGAGGGCGTGAACTACGATTTGTCGCGCGTTTACCAATCTGATCTTGGCCGCGCGCCTGATGAGGCTGGCATTCAATCGTGGGGTCAGGCACTTCAGTCCGGCGCCTTGAGCGATGATCAGTTCCAACAAATGGTGCGCCAAAGCCCTGAATACAGTGCCGCGTCTGTCGCGCAGTATCAGGATCTGCTGAACAAGATTTATCAGCAAGAAGTCGGGCGCTCGCCAGATGCAGGAGGAGCAGCACAGTGGGCTGCAGCTCTTCGCTCTGGCTCTATTAAGCCTGAGCAGCTCCCAGGCATGTTCAGCAATACAAACGAAGGCTGGGTGTTTGACCAATACGCAAGTCTGTTTGGTCGACAACCTGATGCTTCAGAACGCGCGTGGGTAGACGCTCTCGAAAATAAGTCAATGACGCGCGAGCAAGTTTTGGCGCAGCTCATGACAGGGCCGGAATACCAAAAAGCAAACCCAGGTAAAGCTGGCGTAATCCCATTGAACATTCCTGGCGTAATTAATAGCGCAGCAATGGGCGGGTTCCCTGGCTATGTGAGCGCAAATCAAAGCTATGCGCCAATGAATAAATTGGCAGATCCGCGCTCTCAAACCTTTGGCTTCTTGTACGACACGATCAATCAACGTCTTGGGCGTGATGTGGCACCAAAGGGTTTGCTTGATGTTGACAGCATCAATGCTGCATTTTCAGGTAAGCCAAGTCCCGCCGTAGCCGCGCCTGCATCTGTAAATTGGGCAGGCGGTCCAATAACTCCAGTTGCCTACAACCCAGCTCCAACCCCCACTCCTGGCGGCGGGACAAGCACTGGAACTGGCGCCGGTGGGGGGACGAAAACAGGCACGTCAACTAATGGCGGAACCTACTACTACCCAGGACCGACAAACGAGACATACAACCAGTGGGCAGGCAACCCAAACATTGTTGGCGGTCTCCTCGATGCTCGCAATCTCGTCACCGGCACTTACCAAAGCATTCTCAATCGCGCGCCTGACGATGCCGGTCTGAATGATTGGACGCAGGCCATTCTTGGCGGCATGTCGCAGCAGCAGCTGCAGGACGCATTTCGTGCAAGCGCAGAATACCAGGCGCTGCAATCAGCATCGAATGCAGAGGCGCCGATGGAATTTTACGATATTGGTGGAGGAGGCCGATGAACTTCTACGACATGATGCGCCAGCGCGCTGGAGACGAGCGCAATCGCCGCCTGCAGCAAGCGTCTATGGCAGTCACTGATGGCGCTACGCCGCAGGCTGTTATGCCTATGCAGCAGCAAGGCCCGAAGATGCCGCGCATGTTCGGCGGTCGTGAAGTTGGTCCGGCTCCTGGCGCCAACGCTCCGCAGCAGTTTGGGCCTCCTATGCCTCCGGCGTTTCAGGTTGTCGGCTACAGCAAGGGACTGCAGGATGCCGGTCCTGGCGCACAGGCATACGCCGATCAATTTGCTGGCGGTGATCTGTCAAAAATTAAATCGCGCCTGATCAACATCGACGGCGAAATGAAAAACGATTACTACACCAAGGGCCTGCTTGATTTTTCGCCTGCAGATGCGAACACAGCTGCCCCTGCAACAAGTCAACAGCCTGACTTCCTCGAGCGGCTGCGGATGATGTTCAATTTTGGAGGTGCGTCCTAATGGCTGGTCTTCTCGACTTCTTCACGGGATCAGGCGACTACGCAGATCCGGAAAAGATCGACCCGCGCTACGGCGTGCCGATGTCAGACGTGCGGCAAGCTGCGCTGAACTCAATCGGCAACATGGGCGCAATCCTTATGGCTGCAGGCCAGCGTATGGAGCCAGCGCAACGTGCTGCGTATCTGTCGCAACTTGGGCAGGCAGGCGCAGGCTTCAACACTGATTTGTATAACTCAGCACAGCGGCGTCTGATGCAGTCGCAATACGCGACGAAGATGGACGAGCTAGCAGACGACAAGCGGATCCGCGAGGAGCTAAAAGATCCTGCGGCGTTCCAGAAAAATTACGGGTTCAACCCCGCAGGCCTTGGCGTCTCCGACGTGCGTCAGGCAATCCGCACGATCCGCACGCGCGATCCGAACGAAACATTACAGCGTGGGTTGCAGATCCAGAAGCTGCAGCGCGAGCTTGGCACGCCGGAAACAAAAGAAGTTGGCGGCGTCTTGTACGAACGCCAAGAAAAAGGATGGGTTCCAATCACGGCCCCGAAGCCGCAAGGCGGTCTTGAGGGCGACGCGCAGAGCCTAATCATCGCGGCGACAAAAGATCCGCGCATTGCAGAGACGCCGGAATACAGCATCGCGTTCAATCGCATGTTCGGCCCGAAGCTGGTGCAGGCCTTCAACCCATCAACGCAGCAGATGGAATACACCTGGGCGACGCCTCCGGTGCCAAACGGTGTCATTGCGCCAAAGGGCATGGTGCAGGCAGCACCGGCTGGCGCTCCTGCAGCTGCTCCTGGCGGTCCGCAGGCGACGGCTCCTGCTACTGCTCCTGCTCCAGGCGCAACGTCTCCGATCATCTCGCAGCGTCCTCCTGAGCCGAAGCCTCTCACTGAGGATCAAGCGCGATCAACGGGCTTTGCAAAGCGCATGGTTGAAGCGGCGCAGATCATCGACCCGATGGACTTCACCGATGCCGCAAAGCCTGGTGTGCTGGAAAGCGTGCTTGGCCCGAAAGTTGGTCAGACAGGTGCGAACCTGATGCGGGGCAACGATCGTCAGCTCTATCGGCAAGCGCAAGAAAACTGGGTCCGCGCAAACCTTCGTAAAGAGAGCGGCGCCGTCATTGGCACCGAAGAAATGGCGAAGGAGATCGAGAACTACTTCCCGCAGATCGGTGACGGTCCGGCTGTCATTGAGCAGAAGCGTCGGTCACGCGAAGCGGCAATGCAGGGGATGATCACTTCTGCCGGTCCTGGCGCCGAACGCGCTGGCATCAAGTTCAAGCCGTATGAGCCGCCGTTTGAAGTGAAGCTGCAGTCGCTGCCAGTGCAGGAGCTAATCCAGCTCGACACGTCGCAGCTGGACGATAAACAGAAAGCGGCGTACCTGGCGCGGTTGCGTCAGCTGAACGTCGGCGGAGGGCGTCGCTAATGGCTGAAAAGATGGATGTCGACGAGCTGATCCGCAAAGAACGTGAACAGCTCATGGCTCAAGCAAACAGCGGGACAAGTGACGCGCTTATGCGTGGCGCTGGCCTCGCAACTCGAGCGATCGGGCCGATCCTGGCTGGCGGCGCTGCTGGCGCAGCGATGGGCGCTCCGATCGCTGGTGTGGGTGCTATCCCTGGCTTTTTTGCTGGAGCTACTGCTGCAGGCCTTGGGCTTCCGCTCTCCGACGCCGCGGTCTCGGCCTACAACTACTTCACTGGAAGCCAGCAGCCGCGTCCGTCCGAAGCAGTCCAGGGCGTGATGTCCAAGGTAGGCCTGCCGCAGCCGGAGACGGCCAGCGAGCGTCTGGCATCGGTTGCTCTGCAGTCAACAGCCGAAGCCGCTACAGGCGCCCGCGCGGCGCGTGTATTCGCTGATGCGTTGCCGCGGACTTCCCAGGTCGCGCGTCCCGTCCTCGAGACGCTGGCGCAGAAACCTGGCGCACAGACAGCCGCTGCGGGCATTGCTGGCACAACGACGCAGGGCGCGATCGAAGCTGGCGCTCCTCCGGCTGTCGCGTTGCCGCTCGGCATTGCTGCAGGCGTCGTCCCGTCGATGCGCCCCGGCAACTGGCTCCCGAACACGGGCGGACAGATGCGCGCCGACAACGTCGCAGCCTTGGAAGCTGCCGGCATTCCGGTCACGCCTGGGCAACGGACGGGCAATCCGTTCGGCCAGGTCGTGGAAAGCGTGATGCGGTATCTGCCAACCTCGGCGCCAACAGCGGCGCGTGTGGAAGATCAGCAGATGCGCGCCTGGACGAAAAACATTCTTGGACAGGCCGGCATCAACAGCGACGTTGCGACGCCGGAAGTGCTGACGAAGGCTCGGCAGGGTTTCCGTACCGAATACAACAATCTTGAGAAGACGACAAAGCTGCAGGGCGACCAGCAGCTGTTCAACGATCTCGCTGGCATTGAGAACACCTATGTTCGCGGCTTCAACGACGTGGCCCCGGCCTGGGAGCGCATGCGCGACACGGTGCTGAACTACGCCACAGGCAAGGCCGGAGACGGCACGGACTACCACCGCCTGCAGTCGCGGATTTCCGAAGAGCTGGCGCGTGCCAAGCGCAGCGACACGCCGTCTGCTGGCTATTGGTCTGAGGCGCTGCAGGGGCTGCAGAAGTCCCTGGCCGATGCGATGGAGCGATCGGCGCCGTCGCCGGATCTTCGCAATGCTTGGGCCGATGTGAACCGCCGCTACATGGTTTTTTCGCGCATCGAGGACACGATGGCGCGGGCGGGGAACGACAAACTAAACACCGGCTTCATCCCGCCCCAACAGCTCGCTGCGGTCGAGCGTGGCCGCAACCCGCGTCAGTGGGTGGAAGGCGGCGATCAGCTGACGGACATCGCCCGTGCGGGTGCTGCCGTGCTTCCGGATCCAGTGCCCAACTCAGGCACGGCGCAGCGGACGTTCGTCCAGGATCTTTTGACGGGCGGCAAGCGTGGCGCTCCTATGGCAGCTGCAGGAGCGGGCGCTCAGGCGGCTGGCATTGCGGCGATCGATCCGGTGATCTCGCTCGGTCTGCCATACTTTGTGGCTCGCCAATGGCATGCGCCGAACCTGACGCCGGAGATGCGCCGGCTGCTTGGAGCGCAGGCTGTGATGGGCGCAGGAAACGCGGAACGCTAAATCCAACCTATTGCAATCCGTTACCCGAACCCCCTGCAAAGGGGGTTCTTTTTTGCGCTTATCGCAGAACGGGTTGCACGAAAATCAACGAGATAGCACGCGGAGGCGCTTCTCACATAAAGGATGGAGCCGCCTCTAACTGCCTTGATTTTTAAGGATGTTAGTGGCGGCTTTACCCGATTGCATTACCCGATCGGGTAATAATTGGGTAATTTTTGGTTTTGGCCGGATAAATTACCCGATCGGGTCAGCCGTTCACCACCTTGTCGATGCTGTCGGCCAGGGCCTGGTCGTCGCCGGTCAGGACGCCGGCATAGACGGACAGCGTCACCTCGACGTTAGCGTGGCCCAGGCGCTCGGAGACAGCCTTGAGCGGCATCTTCTCGCGCAGCAGGTGCGTGGCGTGGGCGTGGCGGGTTGAGTGCAAGCAGTAGCCTTCGTCTAGGCCGATCGCACGCAGGGCGTCCTTGGTGCAGCTGGACATATAGGCCAGCGTCGGGCGATCGCCCCAGACGGTCTGCAGGACGTGCTTGTCCGGCTTGCCCGCGGCAGCACGCAGCTCCTCGACGAGCGACTTGGGCATCCGGATCGACCGGATCGACTTCGCTGTCTTGGGCTTCTTCTCGTACTCGGCATTGCCGACGCGAACGACAGTGCGGGCGACGTGGATGATGCCGGCCTCGAGGTCGAGGTCTGACCAGCGCAGGGCGCACATCTCGCCGCGACGCATGCCAGTGTGCAGCGCGAGGCGGATCATGCGGCCAAGGAACGGCTTGTCTGATGCGTATGCGAGCAGCGCCTTGATGTGGCGCTTCTCGAGCGGCTTACGGCTCTCGCTCGAGCCTTTCGGCGCCGCGACACGCTTCATTGGGTTCTTGGTTAGCAGGCCGGCTTCAACCGCCTGGTTGAACATCGCCTTCAGGTGGTGATGCGTGATCGTCATCGTGCCTTCCGCGACGGAGCGGATGCGCGACAGGTAGAAGGCCTCGATGTCGTCCTTGTCGATCGACTTCAGCGGGCGCGTACCGAACATGGCGAAAAACGGCTTCATCAGGTTCTTCTGGCTCTGCTCGGTGACTTCCGAGATCTGCTTGAGGGCGAGGCGTTTGGCCTGCCACTTCGTCCAGTGCATCTCGACGCCGTCGTCCGTGACCTGGACGAGTTCGCCGGAGCGGTGCTGCTTGAGGATCTCAACCTTGCGGGCGTCAGCGTCGAGCTGCGTGCCTTTGAGGGTCTCTGTCGTGAACTTCCGCTTGCCGTTTTCGTTCGTCTCGATGCGGATCCGGAATACGCCAGGGGCGCGCTGAAAAATCGTTACGTTCATGGGTCTCTCCTCCCGTTACCCAGAACAATAGTTGACTTGTGCGCTAGACGCAAGCGGTTTGCGCCATAAACACACCTATGTCATCTTTCGTTTGGGTCGAGCAATGCTCCCCAGCGTGGCTCTCCAGCACGCTCGGGGCCTGTGGTGAACCTCTCTCCTCCCTAGCCACAGGCCCCACCCCATTTCGGGCCAGCTATGCAAAACATGGGCGTTGCGTCTAGCGCGCAAGGCGTTAGTGTGGGCTGACAAACTGAGAGGAGAGAGAAATGGAACTTCGTATCCCACACATCCTGCTTGTCGGGCTTTTCTATTCGGTCCTGATGATGATCGTCGCGGAGAACTGGTTGCCATGAAGGCCATCGAGATTAAACGCAACGACGACGGCACCTGGACGGTCTTCTACTTTGGGAAGGAGGCCGGCTACATCGAACCGATCCGCTACAGCAAGGCAGAGAAGGGCTACCGCGCGGTGTCGGTGCATGGTCGCCTCGACCACACCTACACGCTGGAAGGCGCCAAGCAATTCGTGATTGAGAACTACGCATGACAAATTGGACAGAACACTACAAGGCGGTGCGCCAGCGGCTGAACCAGGCCGCGCAGATCAAAAGAGCGACGCCGAAAAAACCAATCGAAGATTACGTTATGCCGCGCCCGCTTCCTGAGGTTGCGGAAAGCGAGGAGCAGATCGAGCGGCGGCGGATGAAAGGATGCCCTTTGTCAATGCGGCGTCAGGCAATCGTGCTGCCAGTGCTAGAGGAGTTCGACCTGACATGGGAGCGTCTATGGCAAAAAGATCGACGCGCGGTCATGCACATACCGCGGCGCAAGGTGTGGCTGAAGCTGTGGGAAGACGGGATGTCGATCGCGCAGATCGGGCGCATGACGCAGCGGGATCACACGACAGTCCTTTGGGGGCTGCGGGCAGTCAAGAAGGCTCAATCGGAGGAGAAAGCATGCACTACCGGGACACACTAAAGCAGGCGCTCGACGTGATGGACGAGCGCCAGCAGAAATACTCGACGCCTGAGATCAACTTTGCGCGCATCGCGTCGCTGGCGTCGATCATGCTCAACCGCAACGTGACGCCATACGAGATCTCAATCATCCACCTCTGCACAAAGCTGGGGCGTCACATTGAGACGCCGACTTATCACGACAACGTCCTGGACGGCGTCAACTACCTAGCGTTTGCTGGCACGTTTGCGGGCGCGCATTTCGATGGACGCGGAGAAGTGCGTCGCGCGGAGATTGTCCGCGGGATGGAAGACGCGCTGCTGGCAGAGCTAGCAAAGCAGGCTCCGATACTGAGCGACCAGGAGCTTGCGACGTTGAAGGATACCGCAGCATGACATCGCTGGTTCAACGGTTTGAGCACCTTGCCCGCACCTCACAGGATCCTGTCGACGCGCAGGCTTTGCGTGATGCCATCGAGGCGCTGCAGATGTGCGAGAGGGCGCTCAATTTTTACTCCTGCAACTGTGCGACGCCATGCACTGAGGCTCAGTACAAAGACAATCCGTGTGGAATGCGTGCGAGCCGCACCTTGAAAGCAATGGCAGATGGACGAACAAACCATCACAGCTGACTTCGACCGGGATCCACGAATCCGCGCGGCGCAGATTGCGAACGTCGTCGTCACGCTCGCGGAACGTGTTTCCGAGCAAACGAACACGCCGGCTTGCGGCGTGTTTCAAGAAGTCATCAAGCTGTGCGTGGGCCATATGTACATGCACGATCACGGCGGATGCGCCGAAGCATTGCTGAACGCCATCCTGCAGGTTGGCGACATACCAAACAACGCAAGCATCAACTGAGGAGAGAACGATGCGTAAATATCTAACAGCCTGCGGCCTAGCCGCGTTCCTACTGCTTCCGTCGATTGCAGTTGCCTGCTCGACTGTCACCTACTTTGTAAACGGCAAGACGATCGTCTGCGTGACGTGCTGCAACAACGGCAGCAACTGCTCGACAGTTTGCTCTTGAGGTTCTGCAATGATCAACAACTTTCACGCCTGGTTTAAGGGCGCCAAGCGCGGATCCAAGTACACCTACCATCGCGGCGATCTTGCGTTCGATCGGTACTCGCCGTCTCGGCATGAACCGACAGTGAAACAGCGCGAGATCGGCTTCCTGGCCGATATGGCATACGAGCTTTACTACCAGCGCGACATCCTGCTGGTGCAGAAGAAGCACGCCGTCAACGACTACGAGTACATCGCGGTGAAAAGATGAAGTGGACGCAACGCTTCCTCGATCTAGCGGCGCATGTCGCCGCGTGGTCGAAAGACCCGTCAACAAAGGTCGGCGCCGTGGCTGTCGATCCGGTGTCTCGCGCAGTCCTCTCGACCGGCTACAACGGCCTGCCGAGAGGCGTCGAAGATCACTGCTCGCGGATGCAGCGACCAGGCAAATATCTCTGGACGGCGCACGCTGAAGAAAACCTCGTCGCACATGCGGCGAGGCACACGCTGAAGGGCGCCACGGTCTATGTGACGCATCTGTGCTGCGCCAGCTGCACGCGGATGCTGATTAATGCCGGCGTCCGCAAGATTGTGTGCGGGCCTGGTCTAACGAATATGGACTACGAAAACTTTGATGTCGCGCGGCAGATGCTGAAGGAAGCGGATGTCGAGCTAGTAGTTGAGGATGTGCAGGAATGACTGACATTGTTGAACGGCTGAGGCTCTTTGTCCCGCACTGCGAAGACACAAACGATTACTTAGAAGACGAACTGTTGTTCTTAAAAGCAGCCGACGAAATAGACCAGCTGCGTGAGGCGCTGAAGATTGCATTGAGTGCGCTTGTAGCAGCTACTTCCTTGCTCAAGCGTTCCGAAGACGAGAAAGTGAAGCCAAGTAGAGCGGTCGCATCAAACAAGATTTTTCGCTTAATGATGGCCGATTACGAGAGGGCAGAAGACAACGCTCGCGCCGCGCTGCTTGGAGAGAAAGAGTGATGACTGACATTGTTGAACGGCTGCGGCTTTTCGTGCCGCACTGCGAAGACCCAAACGATTATCTAGAAGACGAACTGTTGTTCTTGGAAGCAGCCGATCAAATAGAGCGGCTGCGTGAGGCGCTGCGGGAATATGTTGCCACCGTCGTGTATGAAGAAGGCGTCACGTTCATAGACCGGATGCCGACTGCGGAACTTCGACTTCTTGTCGAGTCTGTGAGTAAGGAGGACAAATGATGGACTATTTTGAAGAGTTAGAGGATGAGATCGCCCGGCTTAAGGTACTATTGGACATCAAGGACCGCGAGTTAAAGGCGTCTCGTAAGGTTGTTTATAACGCTTACTGGCACTTGGCCTACGAGTGGCAGTCGTACTTATTTGACGTTCCAAATGGAATGTTGGCGAGCGACGACCTGTCGAAAAAGTCGCCGATCATCGACATGTCAATTTTTGCGCCGGAAATTTACCCAATGATGGCAATATCAGATCAACTCTTATACGACGCTCTCGCTGCTTATAAGGAGGCAATGGAATGACCGACAATCTTGTGACGCGACCCACCAGCAGAAGTAAGGCAAGAACACCAGATGATTTGATAAGGCTTTTGCGGGGCGAAGAGTGCGATGACTGTGTAAACAACTTTTGCACTTGTGATGTAATTGAACGCGCCGCCGACTGCATTGAGGCGCAGGCCAAACGCATTGAGCAACTGGAAGAGGCGCTGCGTGAAATCGTTGAAAAGACACGCGATGCTCACCCGATGTCGTATTTAGCTGACTATTTCAGAATTGCCCGCGCCGCGCTTGGGGAGAAAGAGTGATGGGTGATCCAAAACATCCTGACGACTTTGGTTATACAGCCGAAGGCGTCATTCAATGGCAACGGGCTAAAATCAAGTTTCAAGCCGACGAAATAGAGCGGCTGCGTGCGGCGCTGGCAGTGATCTACCGCGCCCATGAAAAAGTTCTGGATGAAGGCGATGCGTGGTTCATCACTGATGACACGACAGTCGGCTATTACATCTGCTCTGTGCTTGGTGCGCCACCGGAGGAGAAAGAGTGATGAGTGATGAACAAGCGTTTCCAATGATCGCGCATGATGATCCGCTTTATGGCGGAAGGATTGCTGGCCAACGCGGAATGACGTTGCGTGATTACTTTGCAGCACAGGTTTTAAACGGAATGTTGGCAGGGCGTACATCTCTCGCGCAAGACCAATATGCAACAGCAGCGTATGAAATTGCTGATGACATGATGAAAGCCCGCACTGCGCTTGGGGAGAAAGAGTGATGACGAAGTCTGATCTCGTCCTTCGCATGCGTAAAGGCGCGGAGGCTGTCGATCGGCATCGCTTCCCGATGGTCTATCAGACTTACATCGACGGCGCCCAGGAGATCGAGCGGCTGCGAAAGGACAAGGAGAGGGCGCTTGCGGCGTTGCGTTTCGCTGCCCGCGCAAAGTATGACGAGGACGCGGTGCGCTACGCCGCAGAGGTTGCGATTGAGGAGATTACGATATGAGTGGATGCTCATCCTGCCGCTACTACCGCGGCACGACGGTCGGCTACTGCCACCGCTATCCGCAGCTGACGAAGGCCTCGTCGATGCACTGGTGCGGCGAGTACCAGGCGCCGGATGCGCCGAAGATCGAGCCTTCACAAGTTAAAGATCAAAAAAAAACTAAGTTAAATATGAGACCAGCGTAATCATTTAGGAGGAGAGGACAATGACAATCACACCAGGCGTGTACACCGGGATGCCGGCGCCGGACTACCATGCGATCGACGCACTCTCTGCGAGCGGTGCAAAGCATTTACTACGATCGCCCGCGCATTATCTGGCGCAGAAAGAAAAGCCGATGGAGCCGACAGCGTCGATGCGTCTCGGCACGGCAGTCCACACGATGATCCTCGAGCCGGAGAAGGCGGACATCGAGATCGCGCGGGCGCCGAAAGTCGACAAGCGCACTAAGGTCGGCAAGGAAACGATCGAGCTGTTTGAGCGCGAACACCAGGGCAAGCTGATCCTCGACGCCGACGTGTTCGACAAGGCTGCGGCAATCGCGGAAGCAGTAGCAAAGCATCCGGTTGCACGCGATCTTTTGAAGGACGGTCAGCCGGAAGTGTCGATGCTGTGGAAGGCCTACGACGGCCTGCCGTGCAAGGCGCGCTTCGACTATTACCGCGGCGACGGCATCGTCGACGTGAAGACGACGCAAGACGCTTCGCCCGAAGCGTTCGCGCGCAGCATCGCTTCGTTCAAGTACCACATGCAGGCAGCGCATTACCTGCAGGGCTATCGTGAAGTCACCGGCTGGGACGCCGAGCATTTCACGTTCATCGCGGTCGAAAGCGAGGCGCCATACGCGATCGGCATCTACACGCTAGATGAGCCGTCGCTGCAGTCTGGCCGCATGTTGATGGAGAGGGCTGCGCTGGCGTTCCAGCGGGCCAATGATCCAACCGAGTGGAAGGGCTACCCCAGGCAATCGACGACGCTGTCGGTGCCGTCCTGGGCGCTCCTCGACCCGTCCTGGTAAATCGCTGTGGATAAGATTGCGTGCTTGGCGCTCGTGTTTGCGTCTAGCACGCAAGGCATTTAGCGTCTGCGGCACAATCAGGGAGGGTCGGTTGGTGACCAGCATATCTATCGACAGCGGCGATGACATCGTCGAGTTTATTGAACGGCAGCGGGTCCGGCTTGGCATGTCACAGCGCAAGCTGTGCAGCGAAGCCGGCCTGTCGCATGGCGCCTATTGGTTCGTGAAGAACGGCAGCGGTCTGCATCTCGAGACCGCTTTACGGCTCTTGGAAGCGGTCGGCGCGGAGATGGTTGTGGAGATCGAGCCATGATCGTCGGCATCGACCCAGGCGCCTCTGGCGCGATTGCATTCTTCGATCCAAAAAGTGGCGTCCTGAGTGTTCACGACATGCCGGTCATGGAGATCGAGCGCAGCGGCAAGACCAAGCGCGAGATCAACCCGACGCTGCTGTCAAACATCCTGCACGACGATCTCCACATCAACGTCGTCTGGCTTGAGAAGGTCGGCGCCATGCCAGGGCAGGGCGTCAGTTCGATGTTCCAGTTTGGTCGCGGCGTCGGAATGATCGAAGGCGTCGTTGCCGCTGAAGGTCTGCCGCTGAACTACGTCACGCCGCAGGCATGGCAGAAGGCTGTCGGCGTCCGTGGCGGTAAGGA